ATGGTGCTGATATTCGTGTGACTTGTGAGGTTTATGATCCATACCCACCAATGAATACAGGTAATAAAACTGGAGAGTTTGAATGAAATCTCTTAAGACTCCTTTGCGCTATCCAGGAGGAAAATCCCGTGCATGTGAAAAGATGGGATATTATTTCCCAGATCTTCGTGATTACAGAGAGTTTCGTGAACCATTTCTTGGAGGGGGAAGTGTTGCGATTTATATCACCAAGAAATATCCCTCGTTAAATATTTGGGTGAATGATTTATATGAACCTCTTGTAAACTTCTGGCAGCAACTGCAGATGTTTGGGGTTGATATGAAGGATAGATTGGTAGAGTTAAAGGCGGCAAACAATACTCCCGAGTTGGCAAAAGATTTATTCCTTTCCTCCAAGGAGAAAGTCAATGACCAAGATGTGTCTAGCATTGAGCGTGCTGTGGCTTTCTATGTTGTTAATAAGTGCTCTTTTAGTGGGCTCACAGAGAGTTCATCATTTTCACAACAGGCAAGCGTCTCCAACTTCTCTATGCGGGGGATTGAAAAGTTGCCTGCGTATTCTACGCTAATCGCAAACTGGCGTATAACTAATTACTCTTACGATTATCTTTTGGATGGAGACACCACTGCTTTTGTGTATCTCGATCCTCCTTATGATATTAAGGACAACCTCTATGGGCGTAAGGGATCAATGCACAAAGGATTTGATCACGATAAGTTTGCTGCTGATTGCGATTTTCGTTATCCTATGCACCAACTGATCAGTTACAATTCGGATCAACTGGTAAAGGATAGATTTAAGAATTGGAACGCTGCTGAATTTGATTTAACTTATACCATGCGTTCGGTTGGTGAATATATGCGCGAGCAAAAAAAAAGGAAAGAATTGCTACTATTTAATTATGGAACTCAAGGATTGGCTCAACTCAATTAATTTTTCGAAAGAAGATTTATCCGAAAACATTAAGAAATATCCTCCTTATATTATCAACCGTTGTTTGTCGGGGCATATTGATTGTCTGATGTATGCGAACGAAATGAATATGCATCATCAACTCGATAAAGATATGCAATATTCTTTTTATCTAAATAGTCTAAGGAAAAAGAAGAGATTTTCTCCCTGGCTCCGAAAGGATAAGGTTACAGACTTAGAATGTGTTAAATCATACTATGGTTATAGTAATGAGAAAGCATCACAAGCACTGAAAATCTTAACAAAAGAACAACTTATTTTTATTAAACAAAAACTTGACATTGGAGGAAAAAAATGACTACCACGGTAGAACCTACTGTCGAATGGGCTCAGGACCAGATGGTAGAAGTTATTCTAAACGAACCTGACGACTTTCTTAAAGTTCGTGAAACCTTAACCCGTATCGGAGTTGCTTCGCGTAAGGAGAAAAAACTATATCAATCTTGCCATATTCTTCACAAGCAAGGTAGGTATTATATTGTTCACTTTAAAGAACTGTTTGCTCTTGACGGCAAACATGCCAATCTTACTGTAAATGATGTACAACGTCGTAATCGTATTGTAAAACTTCTTGCAGATTGGGGACTAATTACAGTTGTAAAACCTGATGGTGTAAATGATATTGCACCTTTGAATCAAATCAAAGTACTTGCATATAAGGACAAGGGCGATTGGATTCTAGAGCAGAAGTATAATATTGGTAAGAAAGGAAAAACTGTTGAATCTGAATGATAAAAATTATTGATAATTTTTTAAATACTGAAGATTTTAAAAAACTACAAAATTTAGTAAGTAGTAATTCATTTCCTTGGTATTGGTCAAAAATACTGAGTGATTATGATTTTGGAAATTCTACCAAATGCAACAAAGATACCGATTTAAATCATCAATTTTTCCATGTTCTTTATATAAATCACAAAATTAGTAGTGATTTTTATGAACACTTTATTCCAATTTTGGAAAATTTAAAGGTTAGATCTCTACTTAGAATGAAATTAAATTTAAATTTTAAAACGGAAAAATTAATTAAACACGGATTTCATTGCGATTATCCATATAAAGATAGTAAAACTGCTGTTATATATTTCAATACAAATGATGGATTTACTGAATTTGATACTGATAACAAAGTTTTAAAGTCTATAAAATCTGTAGAAAATAGAGCTGTTATTTTTGATGCGAATTTAAAGCATACTGGAACTACTTGCACAAATTCTCCTAGAAGGATAGTTTTAAATGTGAATTATTTTTAATTTATTTAAAATAAATAATTCTGTGCCATTCGTGCGGCACTCTACAAAAGTCGGAACACCCTAAAAAGAGGTTCGGTTTTGCCGATACCTCTTTTTTTCATTTCTTGTATAATTAGTAATGGATGCCGAAAGGGTCCACAAAACACAAACTCGCTTTTAAAGGAGCTACTATAATGACTAACCTCATGCGATATACCGCTGCGGATCTTCCTACTTTGATGGATAAGATTACGCGCAATAGTATTGGAATGGATGAATACTTTGATAGATTGTTTAATCTTCACGAAACCACTACCAACTATCCACCATATAATCTAGTTCAAGTCAGTAATGTAGAATCAAGACTTGAACTTGCTCTTGCTGGATTTAGAAAAAAAGAAGTTTTTGTATATACTCAAGATGGAAAACTTTTTGTTGAAGGGCAAAAAGAAGATAAAGAAACAGAATCCAACTATCTTCACAAAGGTTTGGCTCAACGAAGTTTTAAGAGAGCATGGACACTATCTGATGATACTGAAGTTAAATCAGTTGACTTTGAAGATGGACTTTTGACAATTACTCTTGGTAGAATTGTTCCTGAACATCATAAGCGAAAAGATTATCTCTAAATAAAAATAAAAATGAAAACTTTCGACGAGTTTCAACAAATCGCTTATTATGGAGCAGTTCCTCACACTGTCTATTCTAAAGGAAAATCCAAAAAAATTTCAAAAGGAAAAGCAGTTCCTGTAAGAAGCCGCTCAAGTGCAAGTGGTGATGGAGATGGTGGAAATGGTGGCGGAGACGGCGGTGAATAAATACTTTTGAATATCGTCGGCGCGAGGAGCACCTGGCAAAATCCAGGTTGACTCCTCCTTTTTTTATTGGTAGAATGTATGGAGGTATGAGACAACAATGACGATTAAACTTTTGCTATTGAAATCGGGAGAAGATATTATTTCCGATATTCAAGAAATGGTTGCAGGGGAAAATGAAGAACGTAGAGTGATTGGATATCTTCTCAGCAAACCATGCATCATCAAAATTAGAGATTCTCAGGTTTTGACTGAAGAAACAGAAGTAACACAAAAATCAGCATTTCAAGTATCTCTTTATCCATGGATGCCATTGTCTGCTGATAAAATTATTCCTGTTCCTGCTGATTGGGTAGTTACAATTGTAGAACCAAAAGATAAACTTAAAGAAATGTACGTGGAGGACGTATTGAGTCATGGACAAGAAACTGATCAAAGTACTAGCACTGCTGAACAATCAAATTCTGATAACGCAGATTGAAGAAGTTGGTGCTGATATTGGAGAACCAGATTGTAAATTGGTTAAACCATTCGTTGTAACTAAAGATAAGACACTAGAACCTTTTCTTTCCGATTACACAAAGCAAGATACATTTATGATGAGTTCGGAAAAGATACTTACACTTGTTGATCCAACCCCAACTCTACTTGAAAAATATGAGGACTTGATTAAAGAATGACACAACGTTTCTATACTAATGTTCAGTTGATTGGGAATCAGTTTTTGGTTCGTGGAGTAGAGAATGGTAAAAGATTTGAAACAAGAGATGAGTTTTTCCCAACTCTTTTTGTGAAGACTAAAAAAGATTCTAAGTATAGGACATTAAGTGGAGAAAAGGTTGAACCGGTTAAACCTGGTACTGTTCGAGATTGTCGTGAGTTTTATAGTAAATATGAAGGCGTAGATGGATTTGAAATCTACGGAAACGACAGATACATTTATCAATACATCTCTGAAAAATATCCAGAAGATGAAATTAAGTTTGATATTAGTAAAATCAAACTTGTAACTCTAGATATTGAGGTTGCCTCTGAAGAAGGATTCCCTGATGTGGAGTCTTGTTCTGAAGAAATTCTTGCAATCACAATTCAGGATTATACAACTAAGGAAATTATTACTTGG